AACAGGAGATATATTTGAGGCTGATTTAGAAACGCAAGACGTATTCACAAAGGTGCATTTAATCGAAACAAGTGCATCAATCAACAAGACTACATTTACGTTTACTTTTGATTTGCTTGTCATGGATCTGGTCGATGCTGATGGTTCTGACCAAGATTTTGCTTTGAATAGAACATTCTTAATATTAGCAGATATATATCGAGAGTTTAGAACAGGAAGCTACTCAAGTACATCAGCAGTAACGCAAAGCATAACGATGCCAGAGAGCTTGTCTTGTGAACCATTTACTGATAGGTTTGAGAACTTACTAAGTGGTTGGAAAGGTACATTTAACATAACTGTGCAAGCACAAAATTCTGCTTGTGAAACACCGATGAATCGCTAGATGGAATTTAAAGGAGAGAACCTATCTAAAGCCTTAAACAAGTTCGGTAAAAAGACTGTTGAGGTAGCTGCTGCTAATTTGCTGAGAAGCAAACGAGGGTACGATACAGGTAAGCTCCTTAAGTCTATTGATTACGATGTTGCAGTTACATTAAATGCATTCTCTTTAAAATTCAATTACGAAGATTATGGAGAGCAGATTGATAAGGGAAGAGGTAAGTCAAACAATTCACAAGGTGGGGTTGTTTATCAAAATATATTGGAGTGGGTTAAACGTAAAAAGTTAAAACCAAGAAACTCCAAAGGACAATATGAGGCATGGAAGAACAAGACGCAACAACAAAGGTCGATTGCTTTTTTAGTTGCTAGAAAGATTAATAGGTTTGGATATGAGGGCAATGGATTTTTTTCCAATGCATTTAAACAAACATACAAGAAATTGCCTAAAGAAATTAAAAAGGCATACATGTTAGATTTTGAAAAGTTTATGAGTTTTACATTAGATGAAATAAAGACAAATGGCAACAACGGCAACTAGAAGTAATTATTGGATAGTAACAACCACAAGTACAACAACACCTGTATTTAATTTCAGGTACATTGTAGAGGTTGTAATTGGTGGGGTTGTTAAGGCAACATTGAAACAACCAAAGAACAATGCAGGTGCAGCTCATTTTAATATTGAGCGAATTGTAAAGAACTACACAACTGTAACAAATAAGCATGCTAACACTATCACAGGTGCAGTAAGTTACAATTCTATACATTTGATGCCTAGAAATATTCCAAACCCATCAGCCGGCTCAAATGTAGATTATGCAATAAGCAAGAACGAAGGAACTTGTAGGTTGGTAACTCTAAGATTTTATGAAGAGTTTGCTTCAACTGATGGTGGGGTTATAGGTAGAGTTGACGAAGACATTGACGTTACGTTTGCGTTTATTAATTACGCAAATGAGTGGGAAGACCAAATGAACTTTAAATTTGAGTTGTATGCTCCTAAGTCAACAAGTCCATACGAAAAGTTTTTAAGCAAAATTCCATACGAAACAACACAACCAAACGATACAAGTGGAATGATTGCACATCTTACAGGTGCAGGAGATTATAGAACATTATCATGGTTAAATGAGCAAACAACTTATTTTACAACAGGAGCAATAGGCTTTCAGTACAAATTTTATAGTGAAACACCAAACGCAGATTTAAGTAATCATACAGGACAAATATATATACCAAATACTGCAACTTATGGAGGTGTAGTTTCAAGCGATGCAACAGGCGATGAAGATGAGATGCTTTTATTTATTGCAGCAGGTTATGAAAATGTAGCTAAAATGAAATATGTTGATTTAGGAGGTTACCAAATGCAAACAACTGACAAGTATTATACTATTAGTGTAGGCAACGAAACAAGGTCAACTCCTGACACATCAATATTAAGAGATGTATCAACTGCAAAAGTAGGCGATAGGATTTATATAGCACAAACAGGAGATACAGATTGGATTGCTATGGGAGCACCTAGTAATAATACAAGTACTTTATTTATAGTTAGTGCAGTTGGTTATGGTACAGGTAAATATTATTCTTTTACAAGCGATACAAGTAGTCAATATATAAAGCCTTTACTCTTTGAGATTTCTCAATGCTCAAAATATCCATCTCAATCAGTAGCTTGGAAGAATAAATTTGGCACATGGGATTACCACTATTTCAATAACAACTCAAATGAGAGTATCTCGATGAATAGGTCAATCGAATACGAACGGAATGCAGGCTCATGGAATGCAGCAACATTTTCAATAGATAGTTTTGAGAGAGGTAAGGTGCAAAGCGTAAACGGAACAAAGCAGATAACAATTAATACAGGTTATTTAGATGAAGCGTACAACGATTACTTTAAAGGAATGATGCAGTCAAACGATATACAATTAATTGCTCCTGTTGAGGTTGGCGATGATGGTGTATTGCAAGAACCTGTACCTTTGATTTTAATCGATAGCCAATTCCAATACAAGACCACAGTCAAAGATAAGCTCATTCAATACTCGTTTACTTTCCAATACGCACATAACTTAAAAAGAATGATATAATGGTTCAGTTAGTTGTAAAAGAGCAAGGAGGAACTGATTTACATTATTTAGATGTAAGTGATGTATCTATTAAAGGGAATTACTCAGCTAAAGAAATACAAGATCTGGCATCGCAAAAGTCTGACTTTACTCAAGCGTTTACATTGCCATTTACACAAGTAAACAATGATTTCTTTAGTCATTTTTACGATGTTGTTTCTGTTGATGGTTCTTTTAATAGTTCTATAAAATGCGAAGCTGATATTTATGTAGATTCAAATATTGTCTTTAGTGGTTATTTACAACTGCTAAATGTAAACAATTCTACAAAGTATTATGAAGCTCTAGTATTTGGTGTAATATCAAACATTGCAACATCACTAGATGAGAAGCAACTAAATGAACTAGACTTATCTGAGTTTAGTCATTTACTTTCTGCAACAAATGTCAAGGATTCATGGAGTGGAAATACAACTTACACAACATCAGTAGGTCAAACAGGAGAGGAGATACTTTATCCGATTGCTGACTATGGTTATGATTATGATAACGCATCTTTAAACGCACCATTAGCTGCATTATATCCTGCAAGACTAAAGCCTGCAATTAACTTAAAGGTATTATTTGAAAAGGTATTATCTTCAATAGGTTATACAATAAGCTCAACATTCTTTGCAACTGATTTCTTTGCAAAGCAATACATGACTTTGGCTAATTCTGTGCAAGTGGTTGCATCAACTTTTCAAGATAGTTTCAGAGCAGGTATTTCACAAGACCAAGATTTAGACGATGCAGTTACTGCGACAATTTTATTTGATACTGATTCAGGAGGTAACTTTTTTGATGGACATGGTAATTATGATTCAGGTGCAGCAACACCACACTACAACGTACCTTTAACAGGTAACCACCAATTTAAAATTAAATTATATTATAACTTTAGTTCTAGTACGCAAACAGTAACAAAGTTATTTATTAAAAAGCTAAATAACGCAGCATTTTCTTCTGAGGTTTTAGGGCAATGGAATGGTTCAGACTACTCTCCATTTATAATAGCAACAGGTAACCAATTTTTTGAAGTTGTAACAAATGACATAACTCTTGAACCTAACGATGAAATTTATCTACAAATTCAGATGACATCAGCTAGCCAAACATTAACAATTCAATCAACAGGCTCAACTTTTGAATTATATGCTGCACCTGTTTCACAAGAGGGTTCTACTATTGATTTATCAGCTAACAATAATATTTTACCAACTGAAAAGCAAGTTGATTTTATTAGTGCAATATGCTCTAGGTACAATTTAATAATTGAGCTAGACAAAGAAATTCCTAGACAATTAAATATTGAACCTGCACAAGATTATTTTGATGCAGGAACAAGTAAGGATTGGAGTAACAAAATAGACTTAAATAAAGATGTTAAGCTAAAGCCAACAAATGAGTTCAGAAAAGAACGCATTAACATGTTTGATTTAGAAGATGAGGACAGGCTTAACTATTATTGGCAAGATACATTTGATGAGGTTTACAATAGTTATACTGCTGATTTTAATGGCGATTTTGGAAAGGATGATTTAGAGATTAAAACAATATTCTCTTCATGGAATACCAAAAGACCACAAGGACACAACATGCTTATTGCAATGCCTTATAAATGGGATAATGGAGAACCTACTTTTGTAGAGATTAAACCTAGACTGTTTGCTTATAGTGGTTTAAAGTCTTGCCAACCATACAGATATTGGAGTCAAGCAACAGGTGGATATACAACAGAAACATCTTACCCTTTTTGCAATCATTATTTAATGAGTGGCGATACTGTTGTTTCTACTGATTCAGATATAAGGTTTAAAACTAAAGGTGTATTTGATTCACAATTTTATGTTAATCAACCAACTGTAAACGATACATATGCAAAGTGTTGGAGAAAGTATTTAAATAATATATATAGTAAGGAGGCAAGAATACTAACTGCAAACTTTTACCTAACTCCAGAGGACATTGCTCAATTCAAATATAACGATAAGATATTTGTACAAAACTCATATTATAGAATAAACAAGATCACATCTTATGCTTTAGGTAAAAACCAAAGTACAAAGGTTGAGCTGATAAAATCTATTGAGGGAGTGTTCAATGATTCAATGCTTGTTTTTGATTGTGATTTAGAATTATCCTCAACAAATTTTAACGGAACTACATCTTGGGTAAATTCAGCAGGTGCGTCAACTACTCCAACACAATCATGTTGCGAGGCTAACAACTTTACTTTTATAGACAATGTTTGTTATTGGAATACAACTGTCTTACCACAAGAACCTGTACCAGCTCCAATAGTATATAGTCAAAATAAGAATGTAAATACCACAGGTGGCGAGGTTATAGTCGGACAAACTGCATCAAGCGTTGTAGTAAACGAATCAACACAGATATACCTAGAGGGTACAGTTAAGAGATTAGGCGAGGAGGCAAAGGTAAACGAGGTTTTAAGTTATGATGAAGTAAACGAACATACTGAATGGGTAACACGCACAGAGTTCCCTAGTACAGTACCAATAAGAGGGCAGAACATTGGCACAATTTACGATACTGAGATGTATCTTACTGCTGCTGACTTTACAAAAACAAATTCCAGTAGTGGTGCAGGTGGTGTAATGGCTTCATATGGGCAATACGTTACATCTCCAAGCTCATCGGTAGACTTGATTACATCGTTTCAATTACCTTTAGGTTATAGAGTTAATTCTGTTGTGGTTTATGGAGGCAATACTGCATCAACTTTCTCAGTTAGGGTTTCAGAGGTAGACGATGCTACAAGTATAGAGGTAGGTGCATCAACTGCAATCAACTCAACTGTTACACTTACAGGTCAGAACGCAGCTAAAGGAACTTTTTGGAGTATAATAGTAGTAACAGGACATACAGGTAGATATATATCAGGTGCAAAATTAATCTTAGAAAGAGTAGCAGGTTCATGATAAACGAAGTTATAAGGTTGGTTACATCTAACCAAATCAAAGAAACGGAAGAGAACAAAGTTTTGTTTGGAGCTTTTAAATATCCAACATCTATTAAAGAAGCATGGCAACAATTTAAAAAAGAGATATGGCAGAAGAGTACAAACTAAAAATGACTGCCGATACATCTGAGGTAGTCGAGGACATCAAAGAAGTAAAGGATGAAATTAAAGAAGCATCAGTTGAGCAGACTATATTTACAAAAGCTACTGACAAACTTAAAGGTGCGTTTAAGTCTTTAAAGGGTGGAGTAAAGATTGTTATAAACTCTTTTAAAGGATTAAAGGGTGCGATTGCTGCGACAGGTATCGGATTACTTGTTATTGCATTGGGTTCTTTAGTTGTGTTCTTTACAAAGACGCAAAAGGGTGTTGATTTACTTGACCAAGCAATGGCAGGTCTAGGTGCAGCAGTTGATGTTATTATAGATAGGATTTCGGGCTTTGGCGAAAGTATTATGAAATTCTTTAGTGGAGATTTCTCAGGTGCAGTTGAAGGAATGACTAAGACGTTTTCTGGTTTAGGCGATGAAATTGTAAGAGAAGCAAAAGCAGCAGCAGGTTTAGAGAAAACATTGCAAGGTTTGATTGACATGGAGAGAGAGTTCTCAGTTCAGAAAGCTAAAAACAATGTTATCATTAGAGAAGCAGAAGCATTAGCAGCAGACCAAAACGCATCTTTAGATTTAAGAGTTACTAAGCTAAAGGAAGCAATGGCTATAATTGAGGAACAAGCTCTTGAAGAGGAACGAATTGCAAAATTAAACCTTGATACAATACTTGCAAAGAATGCTTTAGGAGAAAGCACAAGAGAGGACATGCAAAAGGAAGCTGATGCAGAGATTGCCTTAATTAATATTAGAGCAGAGGCAGCAGATAGGAGAAAGGCTTTAATAGGGCAATTACAATCTTTAAATGGTCAGCTACAAATACAGGAACAAGAGGCAGCATTTGAAAAAGTAAAGAATGAGGAGATGACAAATGCAATAATTTTGCAAAACTCTAAAACTTTAAATCAATTAAAAATAGAAGATGCTGAAAATACAAGCCTTAAGCTAATAGATACAAGGCAAGAATTAAACGATGCTTTACTAGATTCTGAAAAGGAATTAAGCAAAGATGAAAAGCTACTAAGAAAGTCAAACACAGAATCTCAACTACAAGCAGGCGCACAATTAGCAGGTGCTTTATCAAGTCTTGCAGGAGATAACAAAGAGCTTGCAGTTGCATCAGCAATTATAGATACTTATGTAGGTGCAAACAAAGCATTTGCTCAAGGTGGGGTTGCAGGTTTCATTACAGGTGCAGCAGTTATTGCAGCAGGTTTAGCAAATGTTAGAAACATAATGCAAACTGAGGTCAAAGGTTCGGGAGGTGGTTCTTCTGTATCAATTCCAAACGCATCTCCAATAGGAAACACAATAGGGCAAGCAATTCCTGTAAATGCTAATCTAAACGATTTAGTTAATCAAGGAAACGATACACCACCTGTGCAAGCCTATGTAATATCTCAAGAGGTTACAGATTCACAAGAAGCAGATTTATACATTAAAACTCAAACTGTACTATAATGAAAAAGAAAGACGAAGAGAAGCGTAAAAAAAAGAAATACGATAAAATGAAATTAGTTGAGTTCGTGCTTAACGAGAACGATGCAGATGTTGGTGTCTTTGCTATTAGCTTAGTTGAAGACCCTGCGATAGAAGAAAACTTTATGTATTTCTCTAGATCTGGCAAGCCTCAGAAGTTTGCAACATTAAGCGATGAGAAACGTATTGTCATGGGTGCAGTTATGATTCCTGATATGCCTATATTAAGAGTTGATGCAGAGGGCGAAAAGTACAATTGCTTTTTTAGTAAGGATACGATACGCAGAGTTGAGGAGCTTTACATGATTAACAGCAAACATCAATCAGCAACTTTAGGTCATGAGAGAGCAGTTAATGGAGTTACTACAATCGAAACTTGGATAGTAGAAGATTCAAAGATTGATAAGTCAGCTTTGCAAGGATTTAATTATCCTGTTGGAACTTGGGTTGCTTGCATGAAGATTGAGAATGAAGATGTTTGGAGCAACTATATAAAAGAGGGCGAGGTTAAAGGTTTCTCTATTGAAGGCTACTTTGACACAAAAGAATCTGAGGGCATTAAAATGGAGAAAGAAGATGTATTGAGTAAGCTCAGACAAATCATAAAGGATAGCGAAAATAAAACAAAGAAAAACTAACCCTATTTAATAGAATAGAAACAAACCCTAAGAAATGGAAGCATTAGACAAAATTAAAGAGATTTTGGGTATGGTGGAAGTAGTAAGCGAAAACGAACCTACACCTGCTGAGTTATCCGAAGCAAAAGAACATTTAAAATTCGAGGAGGCAACTTTAGAAGATGGTACTATAATAAGTGCAGATTCTTTTGATATTGGTAACGAGGTTTTTATTGTAGTTGAAGATGAGCGTCAAGCGATGCCAATCGGAGAGTATGTTTTTGCTGATGGTACTTTGCTAGTAGTAGAGGAAGAGGGTATTATTGCTCGAATCGGTATACCTGAGGAAGAAGTAGTTGAAGAAGTAGTTGAGGAGTCCAAAACGGAGGAACTAAGCGAAACTGAAACAGGAACAAAAGACGCATTAGTGCAAGCAATCGGAGTGCTAGAAAATTTAGTACAAGAGTTTGCAAGCATTAAAGAAGAGTTCAATACTTTGAAAACTGCAAAAGAAGAAGCAGTTGCTAAAGTTGAGGAGTTCGAGAAAGTGGGCGAGGGAATAACTCCAAGTCCAGAGGGAAAAACATCAGAAACTAAATCAATGGTTGAGTTTTCTAAGTTAAGTCCACAAGAAAGAGTAGCATATTTAATTAATAAAAACCAAAATATTTAAAAAATGGCAGATTCGTATACTAAACTGTACGCAGGGAAAGCGGCAGCAGGGTTTATGAGTGCATCTCTACTAAGTGGAGAAACACTTGCAAAGGGAAACTTAACAGTGTTACCAAACGTAGCATTCAAAGTAAACCTAAACAATTTTAATTTAGCAGCAGCAGCAGTAGCAGATGCAACTTGTGACTTTACAAGTGCAGGAGATGTTACTTACGTTGAGAAAGCTCTTGCACCAAAGCGTTTACAAGTAAACAGAGCATTGTGTAAAAACGATTGGCTATCAACTTGGGCAGGTGCAAACATGAGAGCAGGTTTAGATGGTACTTTACAATCTGACTTCGCTACTTACTTAATTTCTTATGCAGGTTCTTTAGTAGGGCAGCAAGTAGAAAAGTCAATTTGGGCAGGTTCAGCAGCAACAGGTGGCGAGTTTGATGGTTTTGAAGCATTAGCAGCAGCAGATGCAGCAGTTGTAGACGTTGCAATTCCAACCGATGCAGGTGGGGCAGATGTTCCTTTAGATGCAGTAAACATTATAGCACAAATCGGAAGAGTTCGAGATGCAATTCCAAACGCAGTTTATGGTCAAGATGATTTAGCTATCTACATGGGAACGGCAGCGTTTAAATTTTACATTTCAGCTCAAGCAGCTTTAGGTTACTTAAACCAATATCATGCAGGTGTTACTGAATCTAACTTTGAAGGTATTCCAATCAAATGGGCACCGGGTATGTCAGCTAACGTAATGATTGCAGGTCGTAAATCTAACATGTTCTTTGCAACAGATTTAGAGGGAGATATGACTGAGGTTAAGCTATTAGACCAAACTATGGTTGATGGTTCAGATAATGTTAACTTAGTAATGAAGTTCAATGCAGGTGTAGGATTCTCTACAGGTGCAGACATCGTTCTTTACGCATAATTCGTTAAGGTATGGCATGTGCATTATTAAATGGTAGAGGCTTAGAGTGTAGAGAAGCAGTAGGTGGTTTAAGAAACGTCTACTTTGCTAATCATGATACACTTGGAGCTTATACAGTAGACGCAGACGGACAGTTAACTGCCGTTGCAGGAACAACAAATGTATTTAAATATGCCTTGAACCCGCAAAGCTCAGAATATACTGAAACTATAACTGTGTCTGAGGACAATGGTACAGTATTTTATGAGCAAGTAACTACTTTAATGTTACCAAATTTAAGCAAGGCAGCACTTTCTGCTCTTCGTTTATTGACACAAGGTCGCTTTCAAATCTTCACAGAGGATAATAATATAATTGAAAGTAAAGGATTTGGAAATTGTTATTTAGTAGGTGCTTACAATGGTGCTACTGTTACAGGTGGAACTGTTGCTTTGGGTAAGGCTCTTGGCGATATGAGTGGCTATACATTGACGATAACATCTAGAGAAAAAAGGTCAGCTCTAATTATTGAAGAGGGAGCTACTACAATATTTGATGCTCTTGGTAGTATTACGGTTGTAGATTCATAGATCTGGTATATAATATTAGAACCCTTGCAGAGATGTGAGGGTTTTTTTTGCTCTATACTAAAACAAAACAGGTAGTTTACTATTTATTAATATACTTAAAAAACAAGATTATGCCACAGAATACAATAGTAAGACAAGCAGCAACTGCATTAGCAGTAAACCCAAGTGATGGAACTGCAATAGTAGGTGCGTCTTTTAACTCTCCTGCTGCATTATTTGTAGGTACAGGAGGAAATATAAATGTTATCACTTTAGGTGGCTCTACTGTCTTATTAAAGAACATAGCAAACGGAAGTTTTTTGCCTGTTCAAGTTACACATGTAAAAGCAACTGACACAACTGCAACTGATATAGTAGCTTTATTCTAAAATAGGGCTATATGTTAGTAAACATTATACAAAATACAATAAGCAGCTTTATAAGTGCAGGAATTAGTGTAATTACAACCAATCTAAAGATGTGGCTTGGATTTGAAACGAGCGAAACATTAGGAAGGGAGTTAGTTAGTAATGGAGATTTTTCTG